ATCCGTAAGGTCTTTATCGGTCTGATACCACTGACGCTCCGACTTCCATTCATCCAGTAACTTCTTGTCTTCACTGGCCTGTGTCGAATGTGTGGTATCTACAGATTTAAGTTCTTCCTCGATGCGGTCTACCTCGTCGGCGTCGCCTTCTTTGATGGCTTCACGCTTCGCGGCCTTGAGTTCCTCGCGTATTTTCTTGCGTTCCACCTCTAGTTGCCGGTCAAAGTGATTCTTGATTTCCTTGACCGTGGCTTCCGTGTTCGAGAGTTTGTCCCGCAGGCGGTCGCTGAATTCGCGTTCCCTCAAAATGAATTCCCGTGCTCCCACAAAGGGTTTCCCGGATTTGTCCGTGAATTCGGACTTGTCTTTCCATCCCATTTCACGGGCAACCGCCTCAATAGAGTCGGTCGTAAGGGCGTCTTCACCCTGAATTTCCTGCTCTGTGTCTTCCATTGCTCTGATTCCTCTCCCGGACTATTCCGAGTCTTTGACAACGCCAAGAACGTCTTGGTCATTGAGGATGCGGTATTCCTGGCCGTCGAGGTCCATGACCTGGCCGGCATACTTTGCGAAAAGGATACGATCACCGACATTCGGAGTGTATGACCGCTCATCGAACTTCCCCCATGCCTCATCCCCGATACTCTCCACCGTGCCCATAATCGCCTGCTGCTGTTGATTTTCACGTACTGTCTGAGGAAGATACAATCCCCCGTTCGTTTTCTCTGGGATCGGGTCCGGCTTCACTACCAGCACCCAACCTACCGGAATTACTGACTTCATGATACTCTCTCCCCACAAAAAAAAGACGGCGATATAGAGGTGTAGGCCCCTACAAGCCGTCCTGAGTGTGTTACCTTTCCCGTGTGGATGTACGGTCCAAGCGGGAAACTCGTTTGATTTATATCACTGTGCTAATTAAAAATCAAACTGATATTTCTCCATTCACCATTATAAAAATACTTTACTTTTGTGAATTTTGTCATTTGTCTTTCTTCCTGTCTTTCTTCCTGTCTTTCTTCCTGTCTTTCTTCCTGTCTTTCTTCCTGTCTTTCTTCCTTCAACTCCGGTATAGGCGCGCCTTCATTTTTTCTGTATTTCCAAAATCCTGTCATCTGCCAGAACGATTCAGGCAGTTGCGGATATGTAGCGAGACGCATATCTCTTCGTAAGCGATAGTTTCGTTCATGGACTTACTCCTCAACCATTTCCTCTTCGCTCGCTTCCCGGATTGCCCCTTGTATCCCTGCAATTATCCCAACACTTCGAGCCGTTGCGGAAAGTGTACTGTCCGCGCTATCACTGTTCAGAGTTTGCCCCGATCCCAAGCGCTCCATTTCCTCCGCCAATCGCTCCATAAGGTTGCGAAGGTACACCTCCGTTACCGGGTGCGCCGACCATTCCTCCCACGCCATTCGGGATACTTGCATTTCCTTCCCCTTCTGCTGGCTCTGGTTTTGCTTCTTCAGTACCTGTTTCTATCGGTTTTCCGCTCTCGTCCTGGCCCCGAGCCATCCTCAGTTCGGCTTCCATGCCCTCCACCTGCGCCCGATATGTGTCAAGCTGGCTCCCGAGTTCGGCGGCTTCAGCGTCCGCGAGGAGCTTCATTGTTCCCGCTCGCTTGTACAGAATATCGCTATCCGCAAGTGCTTTCTCAATATTCAATCTTTCTCGGTCAATAGCAAGTTTTTCTTTTTCAATAGCAAGTTTTTCCATTTCCATTTGAACTTCGGGCGGTGGCTGGCTTTCCGCGTTCTTATCGGGTAGGATGTTCTCGATATCGCCAATGGAGAGCGCCTCCAAATACCGTCGATCAATCTCGGAATCATTCAAACCCGTGCCCTTGAGCTTCATGAGCGCTTCAGCTTTGAGTAGCTTCTGCATGTCCGTGGTATTGTTCGGGTCGCTGGCGGACACTACATCGCATGATTGGAGGTTATAATCATTGCGGGATATGGCTTTGTCTGTGTCAAGCACCCTATAATACGCTTCTTCCGAAAGATAAAGGCTGTTTAGTCGGAATATTTTCTTGAATTCAGACTTGAACGCACGGTGTAGCCGGGCATAAATAGACCCAAATACCTTCAATCCCTGTTCAACCATACTCAGTGTCGTTGTCGCGGGAGTGTTTGCAGGCGGCGCGTTGCCCGTGAGGGCGTCGGACACAGATGCGAGTTTTTCCGATGCAGTGATGAGGAGTTCAAGAAGCGTGAATGAAACCGGGGAAGGCTGTGCTGTGGGCCGTTCGTAAATCTGTTTTCTGATATCATCGCCTGATGTGCTGACAATTTTATATTCGTTCTTTCTGAACGTGACATCTCCACCTTGCTTGCCACCCTTGATATTGAACGATCCCGAGACAAACCCGCCACCCGTTATCTGATCTGAAGCCGCGTCCAGGAGTTGATTGATCACCGTATTGATCACATCATTGTTCTGAAAGAGTAGTTTCCCAAATCCGATAGTGTAAAATGTTCCATCGAATGTATTGAGGAATGGGAACTTCGTGAAATACTGGACAGGTTCTATCATCACAACCCTGTTTTTTTCATCCACATGGATGCCACTGGCGTCGAATCGTGCGGTTATACGAACCGTCGTGTTTGAATCTTTATGAAGAGTAACAATCACCGGCTCAGGATATCCGTCCCCGTCCACGTCCCATCGCCGATGTTGCTCCAAAAACACATGAGGGGAATCAGGGTCGTTCGTGTCTTTCCCCTGCTGCCCCTCGTATTCAAATTTTTTGAATATCCCGGCACGTATGCGCTCTTCTATCTCTATAGGATACAGGTCGATGATATGTGTTACCCGTGATGCGCGTTCAAGCGATTTCGCGTTGTTGTTCACACAGAGGTTTTTTGCGGAAACATGGATACTCACAGGCTTACCGGTAATTGGATCGTGCCATGTTTTCTTAAATTCACATCCGGTAATAGCGATAGTTGTCATGAGCCTATCAGTATCCTCCACCCACTCAGACATATCCTCCAGTACCTGGTAACTCATGTGCTGGCCGATACGCTCGGCGCACGCCGCTTTCTCGCCGTTGGGGTCTGATCCGATAACTTTGCCCTTGACTACGTTCTCGCCCTGGATGATCGCCGCCATTGCCCGAGCCGCAAACTGAATTGCTGCGGTGACAATCAGTGGGTACTTGGTATCGGCTTTGCCTACCGTGCCGTGGGATACCATGGATACGATCTGCATGTAATCGTCGTAATCCGCCAGCCAGTCCTTGCGGGAGGTCTCATCAATCTCGTATTCCTCGATCACACGCTGCCCGAGGGTAGCAAGGTCTTGTTCGCTGAGTTCTGAGACGAGGTTCGTCTCCTCGGCATAGCGTTCAAGCCGGGCTGTGGTTTCGGATATGGCGGCGGTGTCAGGCATTAGTTACCATCCTGGATGATTTTCAGGCAAAAACATGGCGTCTGGAATAGATATCCTTTCGCCTTTTATATTAGAAAAAATTGTGCATTTCCCTTTTTGTGAATCGTCTTCTTTCCCGAGTAGTATGTTTTTTACTTCGGTGGCGTGATCGAACTGTTCTCGCGTGAACGGAATGTCGGGATATGCTTTTCTGGTTGCCTCGAAAGAATCATGCTGTCCAAACACCCGATCCCACCCTTCCCGGTATGCGGACGTAGACGGCGGAGTGATGATTTTTTCGCTCATAATGGCCTCTTAGGATTTTTTACGCACCACTTTTTTACTATCATATCATAATCTTCATCACCTGACGGTTCTCCAAATCCGCTTGCTACTCCCTGCTTAGGAAATCTCATGCCGTCATCCAACCATGTATATCCGCTGTTGTGCCAACACACAAAACACATATGCCGACCATCGAGCATTACAACATCATGGGGAAACGGCGTTCCACATTCGGGACAATTTACGAGTGGGGGAAATACGCGACGGCTGTACTCGTCTATGGTATACCTCACGGGCTTATATTGCCGTACCCCCGTGTATGTAATAGCTTTTGCTTCTCTCTTAAAACAGGAAATGAAAGGTATTGCCACTACTATGGCTATTATTTTTTTTAATAATTCTTTTCGCGTCATGGCTTCGTGTCCTCTGGTTTTAATACCCCGTGACTCTCGATCTGTTTTCGCCTCTGATTATCGTATCGTCGTCCTCTTCATCGGCCCCGAGTTCAGCCAGTTGCCGCTGTTTCCAGAGCGCAAACGTCTGAAATCCATCGGCATAATGAGAGGTCCAGTCATGCACCGGCATTGTTTTGAATACCCCGTTATCATCGTCGTATTCTTTGTGGTACTGGCGAAGCGCATCAATTCCTTTGGCGCATCGTTTCTCATCGAAGTAACAGTTTGCAAACGCCTGCCTGCTGGCTTCAATCCCGTTCTTTTTTACCTGCGGCCTGGCGATTATTTCCGTCTCGAAGCCATACTCCCTCATGAGTTGCTGCGGCGTTTTTCCTGTCTGCACACTTCGAGTATTTCCGTCATGCGGGAAATATACCATGCCTATTGTTGCCTGATTCGGCCCCCGCCAGTCCTTCAGCCAGTTCGCATAATGGAGTATCGCCTCTCCGCTGTTGCTGTAGCAGTCCACAAAATGATATTCCCGGAACGCATTTTGTACCAACCAGAGAGTAAATGAGTCGTCTATCCCAATATCGCAGTACACATTAACCGGTACACCCTGACTAATTGGAACCCGTGTTATCCGCCCCTGTTCGGTGGCCCACCGCATCTCGTTCGCAAAATACGCGCCTACAATCGACGCCTCAAAGCTGCAATAAAATTCCTGATTGATCAAGTCCTCGGGCATTCCAGACCGGCGCTCCGCCTGTATCTGCTCCTTGGTTATCGCTCCCGTATCATCGATTGTCAGTATTTCATGGAACCACTCCGGGTTATTCCGCGCCATCTCCGATAGTTCATACCCGTGATTGTGACCGCGCGGCGTGAAATTAAAAAATGCCCACCCTTCATTTTCCGCGAGTATCGGGCGAATAAACTCCCAGGCTTTCGGGTTTTGCAAGCTGAATTCCGAGAACACACACCCAACCGGGTTAGTTCCGACAATCGAATTACCACACCATATTGGTTTCCCATTGCGCCGTACCATAATAACATGAGAGGGTACTTCTACGCAATAAACTTTGCCATTATATTTTTCTATTGAGAGATAAGAGCCTGTTTTTGTATTAGTAAAATGGTGATATTTGCTTGTCCGTATTGATATTGCATACATAGTCTTGAAATTATTTATCAGCCTACCTCGTATGTAGGATGGTTTTTGTTTCTTCTCTACTACTTTCCCACTATATCCACATTTTTGAATTATTTCTTGGACATCATCAATAAGTTTTTTTGAAGTGGAAAAGTATACTCTTTGTCCTGTAGATGTTATGCTGCCATCACCTTTTATAAGCCAATCCAGAAGTATTTTCAATAACTCCGTAGACCATGTTTTTATTTCTTTAGGTATATATTTTTTATGACACTTACCGAATTGTTCACAGTAACAATACAAAGACTTATGATTAATTATATAATTTTTGTTGTCCCGACTATAAGCAAGTCCCATCCTTTTCAGTAATTCCGATATTTCATTAGATGTTTCCCCGTCATTTTGTGTTATATATACTCGATAATTACCTTTCCCCGCATTATATGTAGACCCTTCGGAAAGATATATCCCTAAAAATGCGGCCCAATCTTTTGACGAGAAGGTCTGTGTATGTTCCTCATCTACAATTCGCCCCTTTCCACACGAATACTGAACTTTTACACCGGGGAGAATAAATTCTTTTGCGTCTATTCCATCCCAAATATTAATAGAAGGGGTCATGTAATTATCGGGACACTTTAATAATTCTTGAGCTATTACAAATCTGTATCCGGCCTTCCGTGACTTTACCCAATATTTATGATTAGGCGTTGTCAATAGGTCGCTTGATTTATTCAGATACCGTACCATATCACCGGTATAGTCGTGTTCTATGCGGTTTTGTATTTTAACATACTTCATTTCACCATTATCAAGAGTTGCTACTGTCTCATTATTCTCAATATCCTTAAATAATTTCCATCCTTCGTCGGTTAGAATTTCTGTTTTATCATCATAACAATCTATGTTATCCGTGCCGATAATTTGAAAGATTGAGCCATTCACCAGTGTGATTTTCATTTCCGCTGAGTTTGTGGCCTTGCGTATCGCTTCGGGGATGTGGCCCAAAAACGGGAATCCGTTTTTGTCGATTCCGTCCCAGAGTATCTTCCTCCCCTGGTTGTATGTGGGGAAGAAGTAGTAATACACACCAACCCGCTTAAACGCCTCTTTAACTATCAAATTGATGAATGTTTTATCTTTCCCGGCTCGCCTGTGCCAGACCGCCAGACCGCGCTTGTACCCGTTCGCAATGGCGTTGTAGAGGTTGCGCTGATACGGGCGCGGCGTGTAATTATATGGGATTTGTATTTTCATTACCGTAAGAGTTTATCACTTCCACAGTTACGCTCAATTCGCCTTCAACTGTAAGAGGAAGGAGTTTTGCCCATAATTTATAAAACTCGGTGGGTTGAGTTTCCGCCCATTCGAGCAACGATTTAACTCCGCCGCGTTTTTTAAATGCTTCCTCAAGCGCCGCTTTTACGGACGCCGTTGTTTTGTTTGGAACTCCTTTTTTGCGTCCAGGGCCCTTATTACTCCGCCTACCATCCTGTGTTTTCATTTTTGCTCCTACTTTATAATGATTTCTCTATATTTTATCTTGTTTAAACGCCCTACAATCAATTACAACACATTGCGGCGTATAAAGCTATGTCTTCAAAACACACTTTTAGTTAACCTTCGGGGAGCCGCAAATCACTCAGGACAGCGGCCCCGAGGCTAAAAGGAGAACGAGTTATGGGGGATGATGGGCCCCATGTGTGAGATATAACGATTGATTGTGATATTGTCAAGGGGTATTTTGAACGTCAGTAATTACGAACTACTCGGCAACCCCATATTCCATTTTCAGTTTTTTCAAACACAGAGAACCCGCGATTCAATCGTTTCCCTATATTTGAGCAAGATGCTCGAATGAGATTCAAGGCTTTTTTATCAGACAAAGACACAAACACGGAATG